CCGAAACTCGTCGATCTTCTCCTGGAGCCTGAGCATCTGCATACCGGCAGCGTGCGTTTCCTTCGTCGCCTTCAGCATCCCTTCGTAGACCTTCATCTGGTCCATGAACGAGCGCTGATTGCGCAAGGTCTGCTCGCCGTACTTCGCGCTCACCAGTTTGAACGCATCCATCTTCGCCGTGAGTGACATCTTCTTGTCCGACAGGATCGCTTCGCGCTCCTTCATCGCGGCGTCGTTGGTCTTCATCGCGTGATCGAAGTTCACCTTGAACTCGGACATCGCGCGGTCGTACTGCTCGGCGTCGCCTGCCTGAACGCCCTTCATCGCTGCGGTCATGTTGCCGAGAGCGGCCGAGAGCGGCTGGCGCGTCATCAGGCCCGCGAGCGCGCCCAGGGTCATGAAGATCGATGCCGTGTCGTTGAGCGTCTTCGGGTCCAGGTGCTTCGCCGTGTTCTGCGGCAGGGGCGCGCGCTCTGCGGGCTTGGCGGCGGCCGTCTGGAAGTCGGTGTTCGCCGCAAGAATGTCCTTGCGCATCGGGTCCAGCGCCGCGTCCGATTCCTTGTCGATTGCGGCCTGGCGAACGTCGTGAGAAGTCCCGGCAGCAGTCATCCCGGCCACTGCATCGGCCTCGGTCGGCTGCGGCGGTCCTTGCAAAACGGCGGGGGCGGCGGTCGGCATGTCAGCCTCCCGGTGGCGGAGTCGTCGCCGAACCAGTCTGAGACTGCTGCTGAGTGTTCATCTTTGCCAGCGTGCTCAGGAAGTCCTGCATCGTCTTCATGGCGTACTGGTCGTTCTGCAGGCCAGCCGAGATGCCGGCGCGCAGCGTCGGGTCGGACACGCCGGCAGCGTTCAGCCCGCCCGTGAGCATGTTCTGAAGCGCCTGCTGCCGCATCCCCTCGGCCTGGGTGTCGATCTGCTGCATCGCCTGCTGGTGCATCGACGAGTTCGAGAGCCCGGCCTTGGCGTAGTACTGATCGACGGATGCCTTCTGCTTCTGCGACCAGTCGGCGATAGCGAACGAGTCGGCGCCTGAGAGCTGCCCGGAGTTGAACTGCGCGAGCAGCTTGTCGCTGGTGGCCTTGGAGCCGGCCGCGACGTTCTGATACTGCTTCTGCGCGACGTTGCCCTGGTGGATGTTGTTGAGCAGGCCGGCGGCGCCGAGACCGAGCTGGGCGGTCTGGAGCTTGTTCGCGCCGAGAGCGTCGATGGCGCGTTGATAGAGGCTGGGGTCGGTTTGAGGAGAGGATAGCGCTGATGGCTGCCCGATTGACCCGCCACCTGCATCGGACGCCGCAGCGTTCTCCATTACGTCAGTCCCGGCCGGCGCTCCAACGGTCGTGGCTAGTTCCTGGGCCGTCGACCTAGTGAGTTCCGGAACCACGTCAGACGCGACGCCAGGATTCATTGCGCCGACCTGCGATGCCGGAAGCGCACTAGCTTCAGCCGCCACCGGACCACCGCCAACCGCACTCTGCGCCCCGGCACCGAACGCGCCACCAGCGGCTGCGCCGGCGCCAATGCCAAGGGTGGCAAGCAACATCGTCGGATCATCGCCGCCGGCGGAGTAGTCTTTCCATCCTGTCCCAGCGATTGGCTGGCCGTTGGCGCCGTAAATCTGGTGAGTCGCGCCATCTGAGCCTGGCCCGTACTGCAATCCTGCGGCGGCCGGGCTGGTTGACAGCCAATTCTGGAAATCAGGCGTGATCTGGTTGGTGTACTGGCCCTGAATCTGGTCGTAGCTGTTGATGTTCCCGCTCGGGTCGGAGTACCCGCCGGCGAGAGCGATCTGCCCGTATGGAAGCAGCCCCTGGTATGCCGACAGTGGCTGAAGTCCCGTGGCGGGCGATCCGGTTGCGGTGTCCGGGATGTTTGGGTCGCTCATGGCTGAGTCTCCGATCTGGTCATATTGTCCGCCATCAGTTCACGCTGCGGGCCATTTCGAGCCAGTTTGTGCCGTCGTAGGTCTTGAGTGTGACCGTGGTGTTTGCGTTGAGCGTCAGCGCGCCGTTGAGCTTGAACACGCCAGAGTCGGCGATAGTCGTGGCGTTGGTGCTGCTGCCGCCCGCGATGGTGATGACCTGGCCGAGCCTGCCGTTGGAGATCGAAGCGATTGCCGTTGCGCCGCCGTTGGCTACGGTAAGGAAGTCACTGCCGGCGGATGCGTCCAGCGTAGTCGCGTTGGCCGCCAGAGTGATGACTACCGGCCCCAACACTGGGCTAGATGCCACAGCATTGCTTGGGATTATGCTTGAGAATTGATTATTACTCCCACCAACAAACTTGTACGCCGGGCCAACGGAGGCGCCGGGCGACAGGTCCAATGTCACGCCAGAAGCAGCATTATCATTTAATGTGAGGCGGGTAACAGTATTATTGGATGGGTTTGTTAAGGAAAACAGATTTCCGCTAGTGTTGAAGTTGTTTCCCTCAAACGTCAAAAACTCTACCCCGCCAGAAGTCAAATCTAGAATGACGTTGCTTGAGTTGCTTTCAAACCATATCTTTTCAAACTTGAAGCCCGCCGTGCGCCCTGCACCAGAGGGCTTGAACTTGATTGGCTCAGTCAGACCCTGCAGTGCCCCGCCGACAAACAAATTGTCTGCGCCCTCTGTAACGTAAATGCCGCTTCCACTAGATTGCGCTTCGTAGTTAATGAACACATTCTGATTGGTATTTGTTCCTGCTGCGCCGTCAGACCAAATAGTGAGCGCTTCCGTGTAGATGCCTCTATGGCGCAACGTATCGAAGGTCCAATCCTCTACGTTTGCGAGTTTGGTTCCTCGGTAGAAATTGACAATGAATATGTCTTGCCAACGTCCATGTGTCTGGTATCCGGCGGCAGCCCCGAAGACAAGTGCAGTGGCAGTTCCAGTACCTGGACCAACAATACACAGGTTTGCGAATCTAGGGGCCTTATTGTTAGTCGTACAAGTAATTGCTGTGCCGCTAGCCGCAGTAGAACGCAACACTGACCCGGATGGTTGGGTGAGATAGTCGGTGCTTCCAAATGTGGCTTGTGTTGGGCAACTGTACCCACTGCCCAGGAACGTGATGGTCTTGGTGATCGTCAGTTGACTGAAGACGTAGTGCCCGCTCGATGTCGGGAACAGAATCGTCGCGCCGTCGCTCACCGCGGCCATCGCGTTGACGATGGCATTCGTGTCATCAGTGATCCCATCGCCCGCAGCCCCGAAGTCCTTGACGCTCACGACCTCGGCGTTCTTCGCGTCCTGCGTGCGCGCCGTGGCGCCCGTGGCGTTGAGCTTGACGCCGATCAGCGCGTCGCCCTTGGCGGTGTTCGACGTGTCGCTGATATCGCCGAAGTTCTGGTCAAGGTACAGCAGCGGAATCGGGCCACCCTGGTTCGCAAAGGTGTTCGTGAAGCTCATGTCGTGATCCCCAGTGCCTTGTTCTGTTGCGTGTGCAGTTCCCCGTGCAGCAGCATCCAGTCACGGTACTGTTCTTCATCCTGAAGGTCAACCGATGACAGGTCCGGGACTGCGATGCCGAGCGTCACGCACTCATCTCGGTGGCGATGCCAGTGGTCGTTGAGCCAGTCATGGCTCTCGTTCGGGTTCCCGATGGGCGGCGGAGACGCGATGATGTGCCCGAGTCTGGCGAGAGCAGTGCCGAACGCGACATGCGCGATCTCGTTCTGGCCCAGGAAATCGAGAAACGACTCCTGATCCCCGAACGGCGCATCGACGGCGTTGCTGATGTTCATTGCGCTCCGATCTGCGGCCACTGGGCGCGGTGCTCGAACTGCAGGTGCATCCCGCTGTAGATCGTGCTGGCGCTGGTGCCGTTGAGAGTGATGCCGATGTACCGGCCAGCGGTCTGCACGTCGGTCGGCAGAAACAGGTATCCCGACGTCGCCCACTGCACGATAGCGCCGGATGAGTTAACCCACGACACGATGACGCCGCTGTTGTTCACCCACTTCAGCGCCCCTGCGTTGTCCAGCGTGAACGACACTGACCCCGCAGAAGCCTCAGTGTCGATTGTGCCAGTGATGTTCTGGAACGACACCGGATTCGTGACTTCGACGCCGAGCTTCATAGCCTGCTTCGCCGAGAGCGGATCGCCCATGTCCCACAGCTTCGTGATCATGGTCTGCGCGACGTTCCGCGTCGTGTCAGAGAACAGCCGGTACAGACTCGTGCCGTCCGTAGCGTAGAGGGTCGGCGATCCGTTGATGACTGCCGTGTCCATGCTGACCATCGAGTCGCCCTGCGAGGCGAAAAACCATTTCTTGTTGGCAAAGCACGCGACCAAGGTCCGTGCCCCGACCACGGGGTCGGCGTACTTGAACATGAAGCACAGCGCGAGCACGTTGTTCAGGACGGCAGTGCCGGAGGTGACCTTGATGGCGTTGGTGATGAGCGGGAACACGCCGTCGAGATCGTCCGATGCCTTCTGCGTCGTCGAGCCGTACAGGGCATAGATGCCGTATGGAGCAGCGAACCAAAGCGCCCGGTAGTACGGCACCACGCTGTAGGGCTGCGACGTGCCAATGCTCGCGCTGATGTTGGTGTTCGAGAACGTGGTCACCCCGCTAGTCACGGTCACGTCGGCCACCACGTTCACCGAGCTGCTGCCCATGATGTACAGAAAATTGTTCGCCGCGATGATCTGCGTGATCGTCGAGTGCAGAGTCTCATCGACCACGATGAACGAGCCGCCGGCGGCCGTGCTGCTGAAGTCGCTGAACGATGACGGCGCGGAGAACGCGACGGTCCGATTCGACGCCACCCACACCCGGCCCGCGTAGGTCGCCACGGCAGTACCGCCTGCCGGCACGACAGCCAGGTTCGCGGTGACCGTGCCGCCGGTGCCGCCGCCCAGGGTCACGCCGACCGCCGGCGCCGACGTGTACCCTGAGCCGGGCGTGACGGAAACGATGGGTCCGATGCCGAAGTTGAGCGTGAACGTGGCGCCCGTGCCGTAGGGGCTGGTGGTGGCCGCCGGGTTCGCCGGAGCGGCGGTGTACTCGCCGGGGTCCACGATATTGGCCCCGGTGATGACCCCGGCGCTGACCGAGGAGACCACGAGCGACGCGGCCCGGACGGCGGTACCGCCGGCGATGGTCACGGTGTCGCCGACGTTGTACGTCAAACCGCCCGCCGTGAGAGTGGCGAGCCCGACTTGAATGTGCGCCGTGGCGGCCGCACCAGAGCCGCCGCCACCGGAAAACCCAAGAGTCGGGGAACTGGTGTACCCGGTGCCGATGGCAGTGATCGTGAGCGACTGAACGGTGCCGTTCCAACGGGTCAGCGTCGTGCCGTCCCACGAGAAATAGCCCTTCGTGGGATCGACGATGATCGCCTGGGCGTTCTCCCACTGGCAGATTTCGGTCTCCGACCCGTTGAACGTGCCGCTCGCTCCCACCAGCGTCGAGACGTTCGTCGTCAGGTTCACCGAGTACAGCGCGCCGTCCGTCGTGAGGACCAGTTCGTAGTCCGTCCCGAGGATGTTCACGGACTTCATGTGGTACGCGGTGCCGGTCCACGTTGCCAGCACGGAGCTGGCCGCCGGGATGGCCGGCATGTTCCCGAACCCGACCGGCTGCACGTTCTCAAGCCAGGCGAACTGGTTGTCGCCGATGACTTGCCGGGCCGCCTGGGTGTTCACCCCCTGGAAGTCCCGCAGGGAGTTGTTTTTCTTGGTCGCCGAGCGCGAGGTCGGATCGGTTGCCACGTCAACCCCCGTAGGCCGACGGCAGAGCCCTCATCATGACGCTGCGCCGGCTGTAGAACATCTTTCTGGTGTAGTCCTGCAGGAACAATTCGGCCTCCTTGTAGCTCTGCTCCTGGTACTTCGCGGTGTGCGCAGCGTAGTACGCGACGCATTCGGTGTAGGGATACTGGATCACCGACACGTCGGTCAGGTTCACCAGTTCTTCCGGGTTGATGATCGTGTCCCACTCTGTCGTGTAGCCGATGTCCGGGATCGGCCCGATGTACCACTGGTTCTGCCCGTAGGAAGCGCAAATGGCCGGGCGTTGGGTGTACCCTACCCACGACCGAACGGTGGCCTGGAACTTGGTAAACGGAACCCTGCCGAGGATGTATCGCTCAGTGCCCCACCGCACCGTGATGTTCAGGGTATCTAGCGTGTCCGGATTGATGATCGACGGCGTCGCCAGCGCGGTCACGCCGGCCGATGGCGGGTCGATGGTGCATGTCGGCGCGGTGGCGTACCCGCTTCCGCCGTTGGTGACGTTGACCTGGCCCACGGTACCGTTCAGAAGCACGACCACGCCGGTCGCCGTCGTGCCGCCAGTGGGCGGCGCGGAGAACGTGACGTTGGGAGTCGTGGTGTACCCGCTGCCGGCCGTGCCGATCAGCGCGCCGGAGACCATGCCGTAGCCGTACAGTTCGAGACTGCCGCTGATGTAGACCGTCTGAAGCTGGCGGTTGCACTGGCTGTCGCCGACGACCCGCTTGCACGCCCCGTTGATCGCGTCGATCAGCGTGGGGATGGTCCAGTATTTCGCGTTCCCGTCGTGCAGCAGCCGCTGAGTCGCGGTCAGGTACGTTTGGAGGGTTGCCACATAGCCCCTCTACATCAAACGGCAGGCGGTAGGCGGTCCACCGGTGGACGACCACGGCGAGGAACCTCAACGGCCCCGGCCTGATCGGGCGACCCGTCAGTGCCGTCCTCACTGGCCGGAGCGTCTTGGTCCACGGGGGCTGGTCCGTAGCCGTCGTCACCCCCGACCAGCGCCAGCGGCGCGTCATAGGCCGGGATCACGTGCTCGAAAGTGAATGCGTTGAGGATGCGAAGACCCTGGTCAATCGAAGCAGTCACGGCGGCCCAGCCGTGACGGGCCAGGACGGCGGACTTGTCCGGCTGTCCGATGCCGAAGATGTGAGCGGCAGGCGCGTCCTCGCAGTACACCGGCTGTCCCTTGGGGAAGCTGTAGTCATTCCCGTTATGCCGACCGATGAAGTCGAAGTCGTTGCCGTTGGTGATTCTGAACATGATTGCCTTTCATCCGCAGAGCGGGTGCCCAGCCCAGGGCGATGTCAGTTGAAAATCGACCACGTTGTCGTGGCGGTCGTGTTGTTGCAACGCAGCCGCACCGAAAACCCGTCGCTGCCGACGAATGCGTTGGTGCTGACCGCGTTCAGCGTACGCCACACCGGCGCAGTGGCGATGCCGCTGACCGTGGTGTAGGTGTTGTCCGGGTTGTACTCGATGATCGCGTTGGCGCCCAAGCGCAGGATGTGGAAGCCCTGCGGCAGAGTGAACACCGGCTCCTGAACGATGGTGCCGCCCACAGCGCCTGTCAGCGTGCACGGGAACGTGTAGACGCTGCTGGACGTGATGCCAGAGATCGTCCACGTCTGGTTGTTGATCGCCGTGACACCGGTTGCGCCGGAGAACGTGACCTGCTGGCCGACGATGGTGTTCAGGTGCGACGCGAGCGTCACGGTGGCCGTCGTGCCGTCGAGCACGATTGCGGCGCCGGACAACTGGAACCTCGTGATAGAGATTTCGTTCGTCGGCGGCGCAACCGTGGCGCCGGTCAGCGCGTTGACGCCGCTCAGTCCGGGGATCGCCGGCTGATTCTGGAATGCGGTCCCGATGACCGACAGCTTTTGCAAACCCATGTGCTTCTCCTAAAATCAGAGGACGGCGCTGTTGAAGCCCGACACGCGGACCATCGACGACGGCTTGGTTGTAATGAGTTCGCCCAGCGTCAGCAGCAGGCCGATGTAGCCAAGTTGGCCGTTCCCCAGCGTGGACTCGAACCCGGTGAACGCAAACGATCCCTTCTCATGCAGGTACAGGTTCATGTACCGGCTGTTCGGCAGGTACAACGAGCCTTCGGGGCAATAAAAGTCCGGGAAGATCGGGACACCGGAAACCATGAGCGCCCGGAAGCCGCTGCGCGGGCCTTCGGAGCTCGTATCGAACGACGAGCCGGGCGTGATGTTGTACTGCTCCTGGCCGATGAAGTCCTGCTGCAGCAGGCTCCAGGTGCCGAAGCCCATCAGGCCGTAGCTCGGCGACTCGCCGCACGACTTTGCGGCGCCGTTGATGTACTGCGACACGTTCTGTCGAGTCGGGTTGATCGAGCCGGCAGCGTAGACCTTGGACTTGAGCACCGGATACGTGGTGCGGGACTGGTTGCCAACTGTCGTCGAGTTGGTGCCGTCGTCGATGATCAGGTTCAGTCCGTTGAACGCCTGCGTGTTCGACGTGTTCGTGTAGGTGGCCGTGGCGAACGCATCGGTCATGACGTTGCCGGCGTCGTTCATGACTGCCTCGATACGCGGCACCACTGCGTAGTCAACCTGCACGGCGGCTTCCATGCCGAGGAACGGCACCGGGACCATGCCGAGCTTGAGGTTGTATTCAAGGTCGAAGATGCCGTTCTGCTGAGCCGGAATGCCGAACGAGGCATCGTATCCGCCCCACGCGAACGTGGTCATGCGCGAACCCTGGACCGGCACCGTGATCGGGCTGATACCGCCGCTGGCGACCTGGGCGTTCGCCATCAGGGCGGCGAGCCAGGGCGAGGAGTTGTAAATCTGCACCGTGAGCGTCGGAAGGAACGCCCGGCGCGTGATCGCGGTCAGTTCGGTTGCAGCCGCGCCGTTCGGGACAATGCCGGTTCCAAGGAGTGCCATTTTCGTCTTTCAACCAGCCCTGGTTGATGGGAATCGTGAGTGTGGGCAGCGCCCGGTTAAGCCGCGGCCTTCCGGCCGCGGAATCCGTCAATGACTGAGTACGCCGCACCGTAGGCATACGCCTTCGGATCGTTGTTGAACTGCTTCATGTCGGGCATCTTCGGCGTCTCGAACCTGCGGGCGCCTTGCACCGTGCTGGCCGGCGTCGGCGCGGCGGCGCGCTGCTGATGCTGGTAGAACTCGACAGCGGTCTCGTGGTTGACGATGCCCTTCTCGACCATCATCTTCTCGATGGTCGGCACGTCGCTCTCGGCGATGCCCTTGGAAACCAGAGCCCTGCGGGAAGCCTCGATGCGTTCCCTCATCTCGCGCTCTTCCTGCTTCTTCGTGAGTGCATCGAGCTGCTTCAGGTACGGATCGAACTGGGCCTGCATCGTCGCCGGGATGTCGATCTCCGGGATGCTGGTCGAAGGATTGGCGAGTTTCGTGAGCCGCAGGAATCCCGTGCGGGTCTTGGGATCGGACGCCAAGCCGTTCGCCAGTTCGGCGAGCGCCTGGATCTCCTCGACTGACTTTCCCTCAAGACTCATGATTCAGCCCTCTTCCGTTCGTTGATCGGTCGCTTACTTCGTGCCGCCAGGCTTCTTCAGGTGAAGCTCAGGCTCGCGCTGATCCATGTTCGTCGTCTTGCCGCCGCCGATCTCTGCGATGCGCGGGGGGTTGATGACCGCGCCGTTGCGCCGACCGGTGTTGAACGCGGTGCGGATGGCGTAGCTCTTGGGTGCAAACAGGTTCTTGGACACGGCGGTTCTCCGGGGTGGTCGTGATGGTCAGTGTAGCGCAGGCATTCCACCGGGCATACCGCCGGGTGGCTGGCCGCCTGGGGCTTGGCCCGGCATCTGCATCGGCTGCTGGCCCATCGCCTTTGCTTCCGGCGACATGCCGCCGGCCTGCGGTAGGGACTGCATGAGTTGCATCAGCTCGGCCGGCACCAGTTCCTGCGACTTCGAGCGCGAGTGGCCGAATTTCTTGGAAAGCGAGGCGAGAGTCTTCAGAATCTCCTGGCCTTCCTCGGATTCGCTTCCGAGCGCGGGCAGGGTCTGTTCGAGCAGGTCCATCGCAATGCCGACGTTCACCATCGCGGACTGCTTCTCGCCGTGCGCTGGTTGCGGTGTGCTCATCGGCGAACCGCCGGGCGCTGCGCCGGGCTGCATGGCTCCGGGCGCGGCCGGATTCGCGGCTGGCGTGCTCATGCCTGGGCCTGACTTGCCGCCGCCGCCGGCGATCAGCTTCATCAGTTCCGGGGGTATGCTCATGGCAGAACGCGGCCCCACACGTAAACGTCGCACGTCGCGGCTGCGCCCTGGGCGGTGCCGACTCGGAAGTACAGGTTGTTCGCCAGCGTGGTCTGGTTGAACACGGTCGTGTTCGCCGTGGCGGCCAAGCTCACCGGCAGGTTCACGGTGGCCGAGGTCAGTGTCGATAGCACAGCGGCGGCCGTGACGATGGTGACACCACCTGCGGACACGGCCGAGAAGACACCGAACGTCGCAGTCGTGAGACTGATCGATGCGTTGTTGATGTCGATGTAGTCGATGATGAAGTTCGCGCCAGGCAGCAGCAGTAGCGGGATGGCAATGTCGGTGTTCGTCTGGTTGACGTTCGCGCCTAGAACCACGCCGAGCAGGCGAACCACACCGGACACGGGCGCGTCCTGCACGAACAGACCCTCACGGGCGCATCCGATTGCATTGCCTTGGTACGTGTTTGGGTTCATGGCTTGCCGACTGATTCAGATTGGTTGGAGAAGTGGGTCTGACGCCCCACCCGGTCGAGCGTCGAATTAACGACGGCTCTTGCGACCCTTGCGGCCCCGACGGGCTTCGAGAGGATTGAACATGCTGTTCTCCTGATTCGCGGCCACACGAAACGGCGTGCAGCCAAACCGAGGTCGTTAGACCTGAACGGAATGATTCACTACTTCTTCATGCCCGTCAAGCCACTCATCATGGATTCGCGCGCAAATACTTCGCTGTCGATGGCCTTGAACGCGGAAATCAGGTCGGCGGCGAGAACATCGCAGTCCCCGGTCTCGACGAATCCCTCTCGGACGGCGTGCAGGATCGACAGTTTGATCGACTGGGCATCGCCGGTGCTGATGCCGATGTCTTCATCCTGATTCCCGAGTTCGACTAACACTGGGTCTTTCATATCACCCCTTCGGTTGCGCGCCAGGCCCAGGCGCTTGCTTTGCCTGGGCCATCTGCGCCTCGTGGTCTGCCTTCGCCTTCGCGGCGGCCTGTTCCTTCGCCTCGATCACCGGCAGCCGGCGAAGCAGCATGTCCTTCATCGGCGGGTTCAGCATCTCGATGAACGATTCCCGGTCAATGGCGTGCGCTTTGAGCATTTCCGTCGCCAACATTTTCTGGTCTTCCACGAACAGCGGCGAGTTCGAGTGACCGTCCACCTTGATGAGCAGATGCTCCGGCGCTTGGTTCAGTATGAACTTGACCGACTTGTCACCCGGCTTCAGCGGGACCGTCGAATATTGGTTGTCGTTGTACCGTCGCAGCGCCCGGAAAATCTTGGTCGTGAGCGTTTCGAGCGAGTCCTCGATGCACAGGGCGCGCTTCTTGATGCGCGAGCTGCCCAGGCGCGAAAGTTCGCTGGTCTGCCGGCCTGAGCGCACGCCGGTCTCGCCGCGCCCCATGAGCAGCGGCGGCAGCGCGGCCGCTTCGGAGAACATCTCATCGATCTGCTGCAGACCGGTCCAGAGGTCGGGAGGAACCTTGGTGTCGAACCGCTCCACCTTGCCCATCGGGTCCTGGTTGTTCAGGATGCCGCCTGGCTGATTGAGCGCGAACGCCGTCTCATCGGCCATGCCTGCGAACCCGGTCGTGGCGATGGGCGGGTTCGCTTCCAGCGCGCTCAGGCGCTTGATCTCATCAACTCGGGTGTTTCGCCAGCCCTGCAGGCCGATCAGGCGACCGACCATCGCGGCGCCCCAAAAATACCCGTGCAGCGGCAGCGGGCAGACCTGGGTGAACGGCTGTTCGCCTGGCACAAAGATGTTCTTTCGGTCGTAGATCACCGCATCCATCTCGGCCATAGTGACAGTGCGGTAGTCCTTCAGTTCGTCGTCGCGTACCCACAGCTCGGTCATCTCGATCACGTCGGCGGCGATGGCCGGAGCGTAGTCCACGCGCTCTGTCATCTTCATGGTGCCGTTGCCGGTCGTGGTCTGCCCCGGAGACAGCGGCCCGAAGCTGCTGGTCGCAGCCATGTTCGTGATGATGATCCGGCGCAGGTTCTCCGGCATCTCGTCCTTTGGCTGGATCGGCCTCGGCGTGAGGCTTTTCAGAATCTCTGCGCGGTTCGGGTGGTTCTCAAGCTCGTCGTTGAGCTGCGAGCGGGTGATGTAGTACCGATGCGCGATGGCTTCCTGCCGGTCCAGTCCGTTGAGGTCTTCACGGTACACGCCCAGGCAGTGAGGCTCGACGACGTAGGGCGTCGTGGACTTCTCGCTGACCACGGTCTTGACGAACGAGGAGTTATAGATCGTCGCCAGATCGAGCGCCTGGCTGAAAATCTGATCCGCGCCTGAGTTCATCCACTCGCTGTTGATCGCCTTGGTGATCGCCGATACCTTCTCCCACTCGGCGGCCGGCGTCTCGGGACCTAGGTGCGCAGAGAACCGGGTCGAATCCGCCGAGTACAGGAACGCCGTGAGCGTGTCCACGATGGGCTCGATCTTGTTGTACGGCGTGGCCTCGTTCTCCGGGCTGGCGCCGTACAGGTAGTAGTTCATCAGCAGGTCGTACTGCTGGACCCGCTTGGGTCGTGAGTGAAAGCAGGCGTCGATCACGTCCCGGTAGAACTGCAGGCGGTCGGCCCCGCCGTTGGCGCTTTCGCCTGGAATTTTCACGCCGTGTCACCCGCCGGCAGACCGGATTCCCTGCCATCGTGCGGCGCAGCCACCAGATTCGGAGTCGGAGCTCGCAGCGGGATGCCGGCCG